TATTTTCAAATCCAGGTGTTAATTGGTGTTTTATTTTTAATAAAAATTCTTTTAAAAATAAAGAACTTAAATTAGTAATAGTTGATCCGGAAGAATGTTCTGTTGATTCTGATTTAGAAAAAACTAATTGATCCGGTTTATTTTGTGAAGTATAAGAACTTATTCCACTAAATCCTCTTATACAACCAGTAAAAGAATTAAAAGTTTTTCCGGTATATGTAATTACTTCATCATTAATTTTTAACAATCCATACTTTTCAGGAAACCCATTTGTTCCTGTTGGTGTTGAGAATAAATCTATAAAGATAGTGCTATCAAAAGAAGAAATATCGTCAAATAAAATAGTAGATTCTGCTTGGGAAGTTATTTGATCAACTTTAATATACGTGTCAATATTTTGAATTAAATCAATAGGTGCCCCTTGAAACTCTTGAGAAAGATAATATTGTGATAAAAATTCTGATACTAACGGAAACTCTTCCTTGACATAGGATGGAAGTTGATTATGGACAATGTTGCTAAATTGGATTCTTTTATCTGACATTTTTTCTATCTTACTAAGTTCCCGTTTGCGTAGCTTGAGGTTACAATATAGTTTGATGCTGAAGGATCAAGACCAGATGATATTTCATCTACTATCATTTCAAATAAACTATTACTAATATCTAGTTGCAAATATAAATCCTGCAATCCAATTACATCATTTGATTTTGGTGTAGTGGAAATTTCAATAATTGATTGCCCATCTTTTATTTTCCCGGAAGAAATTATATTAATTGGATTCAATGTAATAATTCCTTTTTTATAATTTATATTACCAACATTTCTCCTAACAACTGTGGGTGTTGTAGAGTTTATTGATGGGACAGAGAATAAAAATAGTGATCCAGTTTCTCTATTTGTATTGGGAACATCTGATAGATAAACATCTTGTGAAATATCAGAAACTCTAAAGGATGAAGTTTTAATATTATATCCTTCTATATTTTTAATATGAAACTCATTTCCAAAACCAATTTGATACTCTACAAATGTATTCAGTACAACTCGCAAATCTCTTCTCATCTGAATTGTTGTGATATTAGATGTAACAGATTCGTGACTTTCATCAATTGTCTTTAGAAATTTGCTGTACTTAAATCTTGCACCATACCTATTTAACTCTGTTGATTCTGAATATTTTGTTGTATTACTCTGTATAATACTAGATACAAAATCAGAATTTGGTGCTAAATTTGTGTCGTAGTATACTTTTGAATTTATTTCAATAAAAAGATATTTTAGATCTAAAATCTCAGGAACAATTCCAGCAACAGCATATTTTTTAAGTTTAAGTTTAATATTTTCTTTAATTAAAATTGGTAAAAAATCTCCTGATCTTGGTTTGATACTAATAAAAACTTTTCCATATTGTGGTGGTACTAGTTCTTCACCACCAAATACAGAAATAGATTCAGTTTCTGGATAAATTTTTGTAGGAATCAATGTTTCATAGTCGTTTGAAGTAAGTGCTCTATTTTGAGATGCATAGATTCTTGGTGCATATTTTTTGATTGATTCTACAGATTCAATATTTTCTCCTCCAGATGCAATTAATCCTGTGGTTAGTAGGGAAATACCAGAAGTAATTGTATATTCTATTGAGTTTCTATTGTATGTAATTCTACCAGAAAATGTAAATTGACTTATACCATTTGCACTATCACCATTAGATGTAATATATCCAACTTCAATAAAGTTTCCTTCTTCAAGTTTCTTGCCAAAGATTCCATCTCCAAAAATAAGTTCATATCTTTCATCTTCAATTTCTTGTAAAAAGAAAACTTTAGAGTCTTTTTTAACTTCGAAAAGACTATCTTGAAGACTATATTTTACCGAATTTGTAGATTGTTCATTATTTCTTACAGATACTGAAATCAACTCCGTATCGATACCACTATTCGGCAAAATAAACCTTTGATTTAAATTATTTGAACTAAAAGTAAAATTATTTGTTAAAAGAGTTCCTTGATAAACATTAAGTTCTTCGAATGTTGCTATGCCGTTGAAGACTGGAACTGTTATATCCTCTAAAATACAGAACACAAAGGACTGATTACCAAAACTACCTGAGGTGCTTGCTACAGGTCCTTTACGAAGGGTTAGAGAGGATGGTGTGGGGGTTATATTAGAAGTATCTACAAAGAAACTTATTGTTGCTCTTGATGCTTTTCTTGAACGCGGAATGTATCCAATATTTCTTGCAAGTGCTACTACATTTTCTCTGAGAGTAGCACTATCAATAAAAACCTCATTTGCCACCATGTTGGCATTATATGATGTGATATATGTGTTATATGCTAGAACATCAAGAATTGTTGATAGGTTCGATCCCTCAAAATCATAATCAGTGAAATTTGGATTTGCCCTTAAGTAATCTTTAAGAGTTGTTTTAATCTGATTGAAATCTAGATTAGAAAAATTGACTAGTGGCATTTTTACCTAGTTGGTTGCAAAACAAATTCTAATTGTTGAGCAGGTACATCTGCCCCTATAATCTCATATACAATAATAACATTAAATGCATTTCTATCAAAATCTGTTGATATAATAACATCTTTTAGATTCACTCTTGATTCAAAATTTATAATTGATGATGCTATTTCATTTCTAATAATAGAAGATGAGATTTCATCATTATTTTCAAAAAGAATTCTCGATATCTTTGTTCCAAAATTTGGATTGAAAAATTTTTCACCAGGAAGAGTAAATACAATATTTCGAATAGAACGAGCAATCGCACTTTCGTTTTTGAGTGCGATTAAATCATTTGTCAGAGGATTGCTCTGAAAAGTCATACTAATATCTTTAAATCCTTGACTTACTCTTTCGAGAGGCATGAAGTATTATAATTCTATCTTATTTATTAAAGATTTTTTGATTCGTAAAGAGGTTCTGTACCATACTCCCAATCATCGTAATCTTCATCATTGCGAATTTTCTCATGAATCTCATTTTGAATAGCAAAATCATGTTTTTTAGGTACTAAAAGATCATTATTAATTTCCCGGAGCATTTTTTTTTCACCTAAAGAACCATAATCAGTAATTAATGCCTCAGTTCCCCACATTTGTCTCATAAATTCAATATTTCTATCGGAAGGTTGTCCCATTTTTTAACTCCTGATGTATAAAATCAGAACTTTTTAAGGGGTTGCTATCCCTTAACCAATTAAAAATCCTTTTCTATAGTAGTCTTCCTCTTTTATGTATCTATATTTACTATCTATAATAATATTTTCTTCCCAAACTGGAATAGCAACGGTATTTCCATGACGAAAATCAGAATTTCTGCGAAAATGTACTTCTATAAGATTATTCCCAATAAATTCACAATTAATCCAATCATAATTGCCCACTAATTTCTCTAGGATACTTGGAAATTTTACTTTTTTTTCTATTTTTTCCCACTTAGACCATTTATAAAGAGGTGAATCAGGTTCTCTTATACCTCTAACAATCAAAGAACTCTGTTTTTTATAATAATCTACACTCAAATGTTCTCCTACAAACACTTCACACCAAAATTCAGAAGGATGTAAGTGTTCTGTATTGTTTTCTAAGTACTCAATGCGAGAAAAACGACCCATACCCAAGATATTCATAGATGGTCTTACAATATAAAAATCGGGCCTTGGAACTGAGACACCCGCAGGACCACAGTTATACTCCAAAACCCGACTTAAAAATAATTTATTATAAACCCAGAGGTCTTCATTGTGAATAAAATTCCACTCTGCAGAAGACTCCGAGAAATACATTAACTTTTCCCTTGTCCGCGATATTTCTTTTTACACCCATTACGAGACGTTGCTGAAAGCAATGTTCGCGCACTTTTTCCTTGACGAGTTTTCTTCGGTGCTCCTTTTTCAAACACCGTTTTATTCATACCACCTTTAGAAGCCATAAGTTTTCTCCTTTAATTTAAATAATACGAGTCTTTTCATGACCTACCCGAATACGAGGATCGCACCAGATTTTATAACCTTTTTCAATTGCATCGAGACAAAATGATACATCTTCTCCACACATATCCTGAACTGCACCTGATTCGAATACTTGCATCTTTGGTGCAAACCAAGGATATTCGAGATTCTCAAAAACTCCTTTTTTAATCAGTACCCAACCAAAACCAGTGTAATCTACTGTGAATGGTTTTTTACGTTTTGAGATACTCTCCACAGTTTCATGATTCATGACGCCACCATTCTTGCGGAAGTCATCTTCTTCTAACCAGTGTGCAACAGAGGTTGTGTGTCCATCTTCTGTTGCGTACCAACCTCCGACAATTTCACGCTCTTCTCCTTCTGCAGGCAATGCCATATCACAGAGTTGCCAGAACTTATTGGAATCAAAAACAATATCACTATCAATCCAAAGTTGATAATCATATTGTAATTTACCATCCCAAGGAATTTGTTTAGGTCCACGAAGAACATTTGCACCAAGAACTTTACACCGTGCAAAGTTTACCATTGATGAGTAATCTTGAGAAATCTGAATACTCATTCCATTTTGTACCAAATCAAAGCAAAGTTGTACAAATGCTTTGAGGAAAATAAAAGAACAACCTCGGCCAGGAAGACAAAAAACAATTGACTTTCCTTTCATTCTTTCTTTAATTGCAGTAATATCCCATTCTTCAGTTTTAGGAATGGGTGCTGCTGCTTTTACTGTGAAACCCTTTGCCATAAAATTTAATCAACCATCACTTTTAATTTTAACAGTTTATTTATTGTTTGTCAACTTATGATACTTTTGAAGCAAATGTGTATCATTTCCCATATTTCTCAGAAAATTTTTCCTCTGATAAATTGGGATGTGCGCACTTGTAATTCTCAAAAAATTTTCCCAAAATTTTTTAAATGACTTTTATTTCGTTAAAGCATTATATATTAGCACTATGATTATTCCGAGGGGGACTCCGAGAATTCTAAACATCTTCCCAGGATATCGTATTGTCCATCCTGCGAGAATAACTCTCCAGAAATTCCAGTAAGGTTGTGTGCGTCTCATTTTTTCTTTCCACCACCTTTCTTAATAGTTCTTTTATCGGGTCGTGAATATCCCCCTTTATGAATCCATTTGACTCCCATTTTTTACTCCGAAAATTTTTAAAAGTAGAGTGATATAGACATCGAAAAAGACATACAGTGTAGGTTAGGGTAGTTTGAACTTTTATATACGGCGGGTACGCAAAAATATAAACAATCAACAATAAAACACAATACTGTCCAATAACGAATAACTAACTGACCACGAATAACTGTTTATTCGTCTTGTTTTATATTAACTGCCC